TCGGTAAGGACGCTATTGACATAAGTGGCAATGTTGCACCAGACGAACGTTATGCGAACGTGCAGACATTTATCAGCGATAAATCAAAGCGCTTTTGTGTTGGCTCGCCAAAAGCATCAGGCGTTGGTGTTGATGGGATTCAACATGCGACGAACCGCGCCGTGTTTTATAGCAATAGCGAACACGCTTTGGACTACTGGCAGTGCCGCGCCAGAACTAGCCGAATTGGAGGCGATAGCCAAGCCTTTTATACTCATCTTTTAGGTAAAGGGACTGTTGATAAAAAAATCATGCAAAACCTCTTGAAGAAAGAGGCACTTTCGAGCATGATGTTAGACGACCTAAGACGAATGTTTGATGAATAAAGAAAAGGGCGCATTTAGCGCCCTTTATCTATTAAACAACGGTTTCAATAACCATAACATTCCTCCATCACAAATTCACCCTATTAGTTCCAATTTCACCCCGCGTCTCATGCCACGTAATCGACATTGCAGACCGATAAGAGCCATACATACTAGAAGCCGCGTACTCGTCTCTTGCAGCCAATGTCGGAAGTCCAATGACACGAACCGTTCCATGTTGTTCGACTTTCTCTTGATGAAAATGTCCGTGATACAACGTTGAATATTTTGTGTTTCCCCATTCACCTCGATACTCTTCAGCCAGTGCCATTGCAGCCCGTTGCGGCTTGGCCGTATGTCCGTGAAACCCGCCAATCAAGTTCTGTCCAAAGCGCCGCGCCCAAAGCTGCTGTGGACTATCTTCAATAACTACAGAACGTTCGTTAGAATACATCATATTCAAGCCGACGTTCAATGCAACGGCTGCGTCACGGTCATGATTGCCTTTAGTGTTTCGAATGCGTACAATCTTGTGTTTTGTTCTCGCCATGTCTATAAGTTTCAACATGATGCGCGCACCAGTGTAAATAATCTTCTGATAGCGAGAATCAACATCAAGCAAATGACCATTGCCGGGAGTAACATTTTTTGAATCGTTAAGATGATAATAGTCACCCAAATTCAATAGCCAACATTCTTCAGTTGGTTGTGAGGCAGCAATAATTTGTGAATAGGTTTGAAGAATGACTTCTTCTGCAATCTTCATATCCCAATCAAGGCCGCTTTCTGCGCCCCATGCCAACATGCCAACATGCAAATCAGCAATAGGATAGATTGTCAAAATCTCAGACTTTGTGTTTAGTGGGGCTGAATAGACTTTGGCCGCTCCATCATAATCACGAAACGCATCCCTGAAATATTCAACCAAATCTCCAATATCAACTTCATTGGTTCTAGTCTTGATCCATTGGCCTTTTGGCACTCCATCTGCATCATAGTAAGTTGAAACACCTTTGACACTATGACCAAAAGGGACTGCCTTAAACGCCAATCCATCATTGCCGGTTTTTGCAGCATTGAGCAAACGATTTTGCAATGTTGATCTGGCAATATTTAATGCCTTAGCTGCTTTCGTCTGACTACCATGTTCTGCCAAAGCTTCTTGAGCTTCGCGAATAATTTCAATATCCAAAATCAAAAATCCTCATTAAACCTGCATACTTATAACACAACCAAAAACAAAAGTCAATGAAAAACCCGCCATTATCTCTAACAGCGGGTCAAATGTCAATATTAAATTGTCATTGATTGTATTTTATTTGATGTTCGTCCAAAAATTTACAAATGGCTGGACCATCGACAACAAACCCGAATCCTGTCACAGATGGCACGTAGGCTCCGGGTTTAACTTCTAATGGCGCAAGCCGAATAGCCGAAACTACACCGATGACTTTACCAAATTTATCTTTTGCCGCAGCGCCGGAATCACCCATTATAATAGTTGCGTCTACCGTGTAAACGCTTTCCAATTGTGCAAACTTGTGTGGTTTACTCGCAATCCGCCCCCAAGAATAAGTAAATTCCATCCCAAGGGGTGCGCCTAGAATCGTAAATTCCGTTCCGGGCGTTTGTGTTCTGCAATCAACTGCCGCCTGCCCTGTATTGGCACTTGTCCAAACAACCGCCAAATCTTTTGCTTCATCTAAAAACAAAACCCGACCAATTGCGATTTTGCCATCTTCAGATTTAATGTTTACTGTTTCGTTGTCTTTGACGACGTGAGCCGCTGTCAAAACAATTGTGTCAGAAATTTTTGTCCCCGATCCAACACCCTTTTTAAATTCAATTATTACTGAGGAACTTGGAAGAGATACAGGCTGTTGATTACACCCTGTCAAAACAATAATAGTCGATAAAAGCGATGCGGCAAATTTCTTCATTTCCGTTCCCCTTGTTATGAACAAGCTAAAGTAACATATTCAGTTCTTCTTGTCCATAAGAAAACGGCGAAGTTCACGAATTTCTGAAGTCAATTCCCCTATTTGGGTTGACAGTCGCGTTTCGACGCTTTGCATGTGGGAAAGAGACGTATATTCTTTGAGCAGTTGCATCTCCAGTGTCGAGATTTTCAACTGCAAAACATCGGCCTGAAGCTTCGCTTTTGTAGCTTCGTCTAAAGCTTTATCAGTCTTACTTTTTAACACAAACCAATTCCATGCGAATGCTGCGGCAAACCCGACAATAGTAATTATATGCGATACCGAGATTGTAAAATCAAAATTCATTTGCGCAACCCCTTCAAAACGGCTACGCCAGAACCAACATAAAAAATCCAAGTGATCATTTGGCCCGCCCATTCTTGCATTTGCGGAGTGGGTAGGTTAGCAACTGACCAAGAAAAACCGAAAATGCTATCAAGGATAACAGAAGCCCACCAAATACCAAGAGGCAACACAAAAATGAAAGCCATAAGCCAAAACCAAGGAAACTCAAGCTTTCTTTCATTGTACCCTGCCATAATTCGTGTTTCTTCAACAGCCGCTTTGATTTGTTCAATGGCGACTTCCGTGCGCAACTTTTCTTTGTCATTTTCGAGTTGCGCACGATGCTTCATAAGGTCAATTGTCTTATCGACAATACCACCAAATCCAAGCTTTACAAGCCAAGTGATTATGCTGGAAATCATTGTTCATTTCTTACTTGATAGACGCCAAAAGCAGTCAAAGCTGAAATCAGAAGTTCGATAACGACTTGATCAATTCCGAGCAAAGAGATTTCGTAGTGCTTCAATAAGAATAGAAAAGAAAGACCTGCTATCGCCGCCAACAGTTTCCGGTACTTTTGCCACTGGCTCAGTTTTTGGGCTTGTTTCTTTAACTCTTTCACCATAGCCAATAGCCTTTAGTTGGGTGTCATATTGTTCTGCAAAGCCTGCAATCAAGCTAGCCTTGTCGGTTCCGTTAATGATCCGACGTGCATTGACAAAATCGGATTTCTGGAGTGTGATATAATCCGAAAGCTTCTTGCCGGTAAACCAACCTTCTTTCGATCCTGTCACAAGGATAGGGGCTGCATACTTTGGTTCCAGAAGCCATTTCGGATTGGCAACAAAGTCAACGCCGAACTTTGTCGAAGCCAATTCATAATTGCGCTTCCACGTCAACTGGACATAACCCATGCCGACGTATGGATAATATTTTTTTGACTTGAGATATTTTTCGCCGCCATACTCGCGAACCGGCTTCATGGTATGTGCAGTTTCATGCCACGCGGTCGCTAGAACATAAGCGGCTTGATTGCGCAAAAGACCTTGCTTTTCACATTCCTTGATAATAAGTTGCGTGTCGCCTAGATTCATATTCATATCATGTCACCGTGATTAGTCCGCTGGCAACGGACGCCGATTCAACGCCAGAATAGTTTCTTGCTCTAAACCAGTAGTAAAAACTCCCGGTCCCTGAATTGTCCGTATACGTAAAAGGAAAGTTTGCAGCGCCGTATTCTGTGCGAATGAGCGTTGCCGTTCCTTCATTGTTTATGGTATTGCGATAAATGTTTGTTGCTGCAAAGTTTGCACTATTCGGACTCTGCCATGACATATCAACTTCATTGTTAACGTCATCATTTGTCACAATAAGCGCCGAAATTACACCCGGCGCTGTAGGATCAGCAACAGCCGTCAAGACAACAGATGAAGACCAATTGCCAGCGGACAGTGAGCGGTAACGAACCTGAAATTCATAGTCTTCACCGTCTGCAAGCAAGAAACTTTCGGCGCTAACTGCACCATCAGAAACGGCAATAGGCGTCCAAGTAGAATCCCCTACCCTACGACCTTGTGCCTCTGTCTGCAAGGGTGCAGGAGCCGCATCAAACGTCAAAAGAGCATAAGGATAAAGAACACCAGATACTTCCTTGCGCTCAATTATCGCATTGAAGTCTGTCACGTCTGGAATAACAGAGGTTCCGTTAGACGATTCATAAACAGGTGCATCACCTTCTTCTTGTTCTGCATCCCATGCGTAAGCTTCAGCAGGCATAGATTGAACTTGAATGGTGACGGTATTTATGATATCGTTTTCGCCAATATCAAATTTGAAATCAAGAATTTCAAACGTTTGATCAATGCCCAAAGCCGGATAAGTGATTGTGCAATAGCGCTCACCAAATGCAGCCAAGGCTTTCAAATTGCAAACGAACGAACCGACCCAATCGGGATTGGAACGGAAGGCTGCAAGCTTCATCAAGCGGCGGCATTGGCTATGGCTTGGAGCCATAGGAAATTCATAAGATTGTGCAATCTCGCCACGAACGGAAGCGTCTTCAGCCTGCACCCAAGGATCAGCATCAGACGATTGATAATCCTGATCGGGATTAATAAATGTTGCGCGGATGGTGTTGGCAGTTGACAGGATATCACGGCCACGGCCAAGTTCGTTGAAGCCGACAATCATTGATTCGTCAATTGTGACTAGGCTTTCAGGAATGTCGCCAATGTCAAGAGTCAATCCACCGTCGTTTGTGATCATCAAACGACCATCGCAACAAATAAGCAAGCGATTCAAAACGTCTGCTGGACGTTCTTCCAAATGATACGAACCCCAAAGCCTATAGCGTGGTTCCGTACCGCCCGCTGCAAGGTCATAAGCAGCTTCCGCCTTGTTATATGCCGCTACCCATCCCGCACTTGCCAACGTCGTTGTGAGCAAGGCTTTAGGGAGGCGCAAACCTTCAGAATTATACAGGAAGTCACGGATAATGCTTGCGGCGTTATCATCCCATTCAACGGTTGTCGTTACAGGATTTTCAATCAACACACCACGCATAACAATGCGATAATTGGTGTTGATGCCAGAAGGGAACGTGCGAAGATAATCTTCTTGACCTACGGCAAATTGTGTTGCATAGAGGCTGACAACACCTTGGCCCTTATGGTCGCTTGTCCACTCAGGAAAGACGGTTGTCAATTCCGAGTAATGTAAATCAGTGCCAGTGCCAAGGCGATATCTAAGGCGAATCTTTTCGCCATAGTCCATTACTTTTTCGCCAGCAGTCTCGCCAGTTGTAACAAGACCAGTTGTCGGATTTACATCCGCTAGATAGTCATCAACCCAAAACTCTTCAATTCCGTCAATTGGCCCTTGACCAATGGCGACAACTTTGTGAAAATCACCATTCTTGCTTTCCGCAAAAACCCAATTGCCAGATGCTTTTACGCGGCCATAATGACGAAAGCGCGGGGATACCGGCTGCTTTGTTTGCTGCTGTACATCTTCAGGTTTTGGAGTTTGCGGCTTGAAAAGTAGTGAACTAAGAAACGAAAGGCCAAGCGATGCACCAACGTAAAAAAGGCCGGAAAGACCAAGAAAAAGAATGTTGGAAAGTGCAACAGAAGTTGTTCCAATTGATGCAATAACAGATAGAACAAGAGCTTCAATCATTTAACTATTTTCCAAGCTCTTAGGACTTTTGTCTGATCAATTGGCAGACCTATAATTCCGTTTGTGTCTCTAGTAAACCAATAAGAACCGCAATGAATAGCCAAGCCGACTTTACCGGGAGGAACAACAATAGCGGCCACATCGCCCTTGACAGGCTTTTTTGTTGGTTTTTCACCAGTCAATCTGGCGTAATTAAGAATCGCTTTCCAAAAGTTGATATTCCGTGTTAGAATGCCATCTTTCTCATCAACAGATGAATAGTTAATATCGAACATATCAAGGAAAGAATAACCCTTTTGGATTTTAATCCAACGGGCAACTGTCCCAACGCAATCAGTCTTCAATTCATAAGAGAATGGTTTCTTGACTTCGTTTTTGATATATTCGTCTAGTGATTGCAAAATACAACCTAAAGTTAATAGTCTGGATATACAAATGTCTTCGAAAGCAACGTTGGTGTAAATTGAAAATACTTATCGCCGGGGTAACGCTTTTGTTGATCGCGGTCAGTGTTGCGGCCATATGGAGCGCGAGAACGATTGAAGAATGCGTTCTCTGCTGTAACTGTAATAGATTGGACTTGGCCGTCTGTTGAATCCGTTGTTGTTCTCGAAACCCTTGGCGGCTGCATAAAGCCAAACCACATTAGGACAGGAACGCCAATCGGTTGCCATTCTTCGTCAAAGAATTGAAGATAGACTTTTACCAATTGTTGATTAGCTTCAGGCGTTTGCTCAAGAGCAAGAGCCAAGATATTTGGCTCATAATCAGGAACGCCACTTAACGACAATGTGACTTGTTCTGAAGCCGCATCTCCAGACATTCCAAGCCCTTCAATACGTCCAATGCCATGCAAAGGCATCCATGTTTGTCCACCAGAGAAAAGGTTATATTCACCATTCCAAACATAGGCGGTATCAGACACAAATTGCAATTCACATAGAAATGCAATTCTCACAGACTTTTGAGAAAGCGCTTCAATTTGTTCTGTGGTGAAAAACGCCATGTTTATACTATATCACAAATCTTCAATAAAGTCAAGTGTTGGAAACGAATGTTGATTATAATTTAGCGGAAGATACATAGATGTATCAGACGTTAGCTTGACGCGAACGCGAGGAAGATCAAACTCTAGTCTATCGCCAATAACAAACGCTTCTCTAAATGGTGGACGAACAGTCATCGTTGCTGTTGTTGCGCCTTGATTTGTAATCGTCCTGATTTGATACAGACGATCATTGATTGAAAACCGTTGTCCCGGCTCAAGAGTGACAAGAGGCGCGTTCTTCAATACAGAAATTGTTGTGCCACCAACAGAGCCATTGGAAGCGGCAACTACATTCGTATAAGTTGATTGATATCCTGATCCGTCGCTAAAGAAAGAACCGTCTGAATTAGGGCTAGCATATTTGTAGAAATAAGTTAGATTCATACCTCTGTCGTCTATTGACGATGGGGAACGGGGATAATCATATACTGGCAGACTAATAGAATTTAGCTGCCCTTCAAAAAGCATGTCAAGCGCCCGCCAACATTTGATCATGTTTGCATTGTAAACGGGAATATCAGAAAAAGACACGCGCCAAATGCCAGCGGAATTGCTAACGACTTGAGTAAAGCCGTTAGCTGCCGATGGCGAACGAAGATTTCTATGTGAGATATCAGCGCTTAATGACTGTGGTTTTAAGACTTCCCACGGCCAAATTACAGGATTTGCCATTACATTTTTCTCGCTTGCGCGTTAGCCAGAAATCCCGGCATGTTTTGTTTTGTCTGTTGCTGGCTTTGTTGTACGGAAGTCTTTACAATTGCCGGGGCGCGTGACTTGATTTGTGTATCGGCAATTTCCATGATGACGGAAGAATCGGTTTGCGCGGCAAGTGTTACTTGGACTTGAGTTGAACCAGCACCACCAACAGAAGGCTTCAATTGATTGTTTGGAATAATGACCCCAGAGCGAGAAGGCTTAAACACTTCTGGCCCTTGCTCACCAACAACATAAGCCTTGTTTGAACTTACATCGCCGCCTTCAGCACGGAAACCACCAAACAAACCGGAAAGCAAGCTGCCAAAGATTCCAGAACCGCCGCCATTACCTTGATTGATCCCCAAGAGCATATTAAGCCCAACGTCAAGAAGTTTATCAGCTACCTTATTCAGGGCGTTTGATAGGGCTTCTGAAGCGGACTTTCCGGCCTTTAGATCATTGATAAATCCGGAAAGAACATCTTTGCCAAGCTGTTTGGTATCTTCCATTGCTTGACGGGCACGGTCTTGGCTTTCTTTCAGACGATCAGAAGCGGCTTCAGCTTCACCGTACTTTGTCGCAAGTTCAAGCATCGCTTGCGCTTGTTCTCTTGCAGCGGGAGACAAATTATCAAACTCGCCATTCAACAATTGTTGAACATCTTTTAGTTCTTTGCCAGCCGCAACGCCAGACTTTTGCGCAGCCGTCAAAAGGTCTTGTGCAGCCTTAGCCCGATTAGACGCAAAACCATAATCATCAATCAATGGATTGACGGCTGCTTGTGCTTGTGTTTCAGCAACAAGTGCAGCGGTTCGTTCCTTGATTTGCTCAATTTCTTTTTGGTAGTCGGATTCTTTACCTTTTTTACCTTTACCGCCGCCTTTTCCAGAAACAGGCGTATCAATACCGCCGCCAAATCCAGCAGTTGAATCTTTACCAGAATTAGAGCGAGTGTCACCTAAACCAAGCGCACGGTTAGTTTCTCGCTGCATCTCACGTCGAGCATCAGCAACTTGATTTGCCCTTTGTGTGATTGCATCAAGGTCTTTTTTGAAAGCCGTGCCTGTAGCCGTAACAGTTTCTGCCAAGTTATCCTTGACAGCCGTTATTGCGTCTCCAGCGTAATCTTTTACATCTCTAGACCATACTTCGCCAAATGCCTTAGCAGCGGCTTCACCAGCACCCGCCCAATCGTTTTCAAGCTGACCAACGTTAGGATCAATAAGTTCAATTGCACCAATGCCAGCGCCGCCAAAAAACTCCGCTGCCCTGCTAATTGCAGCAATCGCAACATTAGTCTTTTCGATTACAATATTGAGACCTTGGACGACAAGCGAGACCATAGAATTGATGGCACCGACAACACCACTTGCAACCGCAGGACCAATAGCGTTAAAAGCAATCGCAATCGAATCTTTCATATTAACGAAGATTTGAATAGTCCCGTTAACAAAAGTCCTGATTGTTTCAACAATACCGCTAAAATCAACGGTTGTTCCACTAAGAGCGGTAACAATGCTTTCGGCAATCTGATTAAAAGCAGCAACAACTGACTCTTTCGCCAGATACGCACCGTCTTTAATTGCGCCCCAAGTTGCGGTAAAGTAATCGCCAAGAGTTGCAGTGCTACCTTCAAGGCGCACCGTTTCATCCCAAAAATCACTAACGGCATAAGCTGCAACACCAACAGCCGCAGCCAACAAAACCCAAGGGTTAAGCAGTGCAGCCGCAGCCGTAACGAGCAAAGGAGACAAAAGTACAATAGATGCAGCCGCCGCAGCCGCCGCAACATCACGAATGTTGCCAGCCAATGCGCCCATGACGGTCCCAACAGTTTGGCTTATACCGTATGTCTCATTGAGCTTGCCAATAAATTCTGTGACTTGGTTGCGAAGGTTGACAAATGAACCAGAAATTGTTTGATTCGTCGTTTCAAATTGTTTTGCAATTGCAGGCGCGGCTGCAAGAATTGCCTTGAAAACACGATCAGAAACAAGTTTACCTTCAGAACCAAGTTTTTTCAACCCGGCAACTGTTGTATTAAATTCCTTGGCGATTGCCCTTGCAAGCAATGGCGAATTTTCGCGAATAGAGCGCAATTCGTCGCCTTGCAGAACGCCAGAGCCAAGAGCCTGACCAAGCTGCAAGATTGCTGACTTAGCTTCGTTTGTCGTAGCACCAGCGGCTTTCATAGCCTTTGTAATCGTGCTTGTCGCAAGCGCAATTTCGCTTTCAGACTTGGCAACGCCAGACGCGGCGCGTGTCAGTTTTGCGTAAAGGTCAACAGTTTCTTCAAAACCAGCCCGGCTTTCGGATGCAAGGTCATTGAGTTCTTCAAGGGTCCGCGTTTGGACGCCAGCGCCTTCAGCAGCGCTCTTGATCTTATTTCCGGCATTCGTCCAAGCATCCGCATATTCCGTAATCTCACGAACGCCAAAACCCGCTCCAATTGCCGTTGCAATCCCCGCAACAGAAGAGCGCAAGGAATTGATGGAATTGACAGCGGGTTTTGTATTGATTTGAACGTTTTTACCAGCAATCTGATTCAGCTTGCCAATAACTTCATCCAACTTTTTAGTGTCGGCTTGAACGTTGATTTTTGGAGTATAGGTCTTTGTCGCCATCGCATTTAGACGCTTGTCCAAATCGCGAATGATCAGTTCTGCTTTCTTGCCAGCGGCAAGGAGAGGGTCTAGCTTTGCATTAATTACAACGTCAATTTCGGCAAGAGTCGTCATTTTTTCTTTATACCCTTATTGCCGAAAGCAGCCTTGAAATCCGCTGCTGTATTAACTGCCGTCGTCTCTTTTTCTTTGCTGCCAGAACCGTGGATTGTGCGAAGTTCTTCAACATGACCTTCGTAAGCAATCAAAATGTCTGGAATCAATGCAAATTCAAATTCGTTTGGACGCCATTTAAGCCACCCGGTTGCTATCTTCTGAAGCCACCGTAGAAAGTCCGAATGGCTTAGTTCTCCCCCTCGTCTTCAGTTCCTCCCTTTTTAGGCTCTGGCTTTTTTCCGCCATTCGCCAAAAGCATAAGGTATTCAGACAAAGGTTCAATGAGATTGATAATTCCAGACTTAAAAACGTTCTCTGCCAAAATGGTTCGATCGATTTTTTCAGGTGCAAGACCAGCTTCGATAATGTCTTCCATGATATCGGCTTCCATCATGTAGACTTTTTCGATTGCGCGGCGCATACCGCCATGCTTAGTAAGAACCACCCTCAAAGCATGTGGTGTTGCTTTGAGGGTGATAAAATCTTCATCAAGTTGAAAAGAAGTTGTGCCTTCTTTCATTATACACCCGCAGTCGATGCAACTTCAACAATTTCAGTGTTAATACCAATATTGATTGTGCGCGTAACAACATCAGAAGCGGAACCGGGCGTTACAGTAGCACTCATAACCTTGCCGCTAAAATAGAAGATTGCGTCATTGCCGGTAATGTTCTGCTTATTCGGGAGAGTTACCTTGAAGTGATAGTTCGCAGTCGAGGTATCCTTAGCGGCAACAACGGCTGCAAGCTGACCGTCATTCGTGTCATCATAAGCAGCAACAACTTCCATTTCGCCGTTGTCGTTAATGCCCTTGATCTTTGTACGAAGTCCCGTACAAATGTCATCAAAGGTCACGGCTTCAAACGTCGTGCCGAAAGCGCCAATTGACTGGAGAGGGCAAATCTGTTCATATGTCAGTGCTGCATAACCAGCCGCATCATATGTTGAGGGCGGGGCAGTCGTAGCAGTAATAGCAACCGTAGATTTTGCAGCAGCAAAAATTGAAGGCATTTGTTAATTCTCCAAATGATATTCGATGTTTAAACTAACGACCCTTGCAACTTTTACAGTATCGTCGGTTGGTGCAGGAAACGGACCAAGGACCGTTGTTTGAATGAGCGAAGAGCCGGAAGGCATTGACAAGGCATATCGCGGAATGCGGTGAAAAATTGTTGCCAATCTGTAGGCAATTTGTTCAACTGTTCGATAGTTCGTTGAATCATCGTTTGTCGAATAAACGACAATATCGTATGTCGAGATATGGCGACCGCCGCAAGAAACAAAATCATTCTCAAGATCAGAAACCAATGACGAAATAACAATCATTGGATAACTTGCGTCAGGCGGTACAGGGCGTCTTGTGAAAACCGTTTTTGAGCCTTGATAAGCCGGGAGCAAATTTGAAATTGTTACGTCATTTAAAATGTATTGACGAATTGGCGGCTGAAGGTCTATCATGATTTTTTAATTGCCGCCAAAATATTTGTCTTGAATGCTTTGACTATCTCTTTGCTCTTGTTTGCAACAGCGGGTCTAAATACAGGTCTAGGCTTCATTTTGCTTGTGCCAAATTCAAGATGGCCCGCATACTCTGCTTCGCCTGCAATTCTGCCTGTCAATCCATTGCGCTCTTCATAAGTTTTGGTATTGAGAAGAGCGTTGCCTGTCATATTAGCAAATGGTTCACCGGGAGCCGATGCTTGATGAGGGCCTTTTGTTGCAGGATTTACATATATTCGCCCTGTCTTTGGCGTGTCTTGAACTAAGTGCAAAACTTCATCGTAAATCAAATTGTTTGAATCAGCAATTGATTCTTTTGCGGCTTCAACAATATTAGGAATAATCCTTCTGTTGAAACGAACCGCCATTTTTAAACCTTATACGATTGACATTCCGCAGAAGCTTTTGCAGGATCAATCTTTACTTTACGAACTTGAAAAGTAGGAAAACCAGAAAAAGTTATCTTGTCGTCTTTGATAGGAGTGGTTTCGCAATTTCCCAAAATCAAGACAACTTTTGAATCGTCTTCTGGAATACCTGCTTGAACCTTATAAAGAGAAGTCCACTCGTCAACAAAACCTTCAACCCGAAACGTTTGTGGCGCGCCCGTAATCGTGTCTCCATATTCATCAAGACCGCTTGAAACGGCTCTAGTCAAAGAGCCGGTTAAGAGTTTGCCCTTGAACCCCGCCGCAATGGCGTTTCGCAACTGTGATTCAAGGAAAGAAACCATTATGCGCTTCGTGCGAGGATAGCAAGTTGATAGGTATTGGAAGCACCAGAGCTATTGACAATAGGCAGAATGTCAGCCGTGCCAGCGGTTACAGCCGCAATGCCTGTTGCATCAGGATTAACGAGAACAAAAACGCCACCGGGGCGAACGGTATCACGCGCAACATCAAAACCCGGAAGCTCATTCGTTGCCGATGCAGAACCAATCGTCAAAGTCGTGGTATTCGCAGTTCCATCTTCAGCTTCGTTAATAAGAACAAGGCCAACGATTTCAGCAGCCGTAATTGTTGCGCCAAGCGCATCAGTCAGAACACCAGCAACGTCAATCGAATCGGTTGTGTTGCTTGCAATAGTGCGCTCGGCCATATAAATAAGATCAATGTTGCTAGCAGTCGTTCCATTGCCAAAGGTCAAAGCCTTGTCAAGAAGGCCAGACCAAATAGCAGAACCAACATTCGGGGAACCCGACTTAGAACCAGCAACTTTTACTGAAACAGAAGCACCAACAGCCATTTTTTATTCCCCGCAAGACAGGCAACGGCCTGTTTCAATTTGTTGAAAGTCAGCTAGCGTTTTAATGTATTTCGCAGCAAGAAGGTTTTCGTAATCAGCGCCTTCAAGTCCAGAAGGAAAGGGCGCATATTTTTCAATTGTTTGTCCAGTGGCTGCAATGCTAATGCGCCTCATGGCGATGTATTCAATTGGGCTAGTTACTTGTTTTGATTTTCTAGCCATTCGTCAATAATTGCCTGTGCTTCTTCGTCTGTGCGAACCGATTTGCCAATCTGTTCATTGCCAAGCATTACGCGCTTCCATGCGGGACCAGCTTGAACAATCTCTGGAATTACAATATCATTATTTTCGTCAGTTGTCAAGTCTTTTCGTTCAACAACGGCAGAAATATCAGCAGGATTGTAAAGCGAATATTCAGGTGTAATCTTGCGTGTCTCAAAAAGACGCTTGATTTTATACATTGGCATAAGAGACTTGTCTAGAACTTCACCACGCTTGATTTCAACGCCGCCAAAAAGCATGTCCTTTAGCACGATGTATTCGGCTTCTGGATTGAACTTCTTGAAAAAATGGAGACGGCTAAAGCGGAGAGTTGACAAAGCGAATTTCCTATTTTATATAGAATTTATAGGCGGGGAGTTTCCCCGCCTAAACCATTGATTTTTATCAGGCAACAATGCCGTCGAAGAAGAAGCCAAGGTCGCCAGCAACCTTCTTCTGAGCGTATGCCATTTCGCCTTCGACACGATCCGACTTCAGATGATCCATGCGGAACTTAGAAATCTGGAATGCACCGACGCCGCCGCCAAGATAACCAGTCCAACCGAATGTGTAACCGGCAGAAGGCGTAAGGATCGAAGGACGCGGAGGACGATAGGTCAGAAGCGCATGTTTGCCAACAATGAAGCTATTAGCTTCGGTTGCGCCTTCAGCAGCCGTGTTGTTAACACCGGAAGCAATGTTGACTTCATCAACCTCAAAGAGCTTGGCAATAACTTCGCGGCCAGCCATTGCAGCAGCACCGGGAGTCTGACCATACTTGATTCGATCAATAATGTCAGGATGATCTACAAGCGCATCGTAAACCTTGTGACCAATGGTCAGGACATTCGGCATATAGCCGGTCTTTTCCTTGACATAAGTCTTTGCGCGACGAACATCTTCAATTGGAGTCGAAGAAGCATCGTTCCACTGGAGAACATCGTTGCTAGAGGCGTTAGTAGGATCAAGCGAACCAACAGCAGTCGGAGACGAAGAAACGCCGTCGTATTCGTAAGTCCAAACGCCACCAGTCATAAAGGACGAAGCAAAAAGTTGTTCCTTCTTGATCATTGCCTGAAGATTTAGCCATTCAACCGAATCGCGCTCAAGCGAAAGCGGGGCATCTTCGTTAGCACGAATCTGATCGTCAATGTCCTTATGGAGGGCATAAACCGGGCAGTAGTAATTGTCAGTCGCAACCTTGAAGCCGCCACCAGCAGATTCAGTGCCGGGTGCACGAAGCTGCATTTCCGACCGATACCAGTAGGAACGGTCGTAGGTGTAATAAAGGTCAGACTGCTTCTGTACCGGGATGATCGGAAACACACGATCTGCAACAAAGTCAATCTGAGACTGACGCCAAGCAATCGAGATGTTAGTAAGCGGACGGTTTACATGAACCGAACTAATAGTAGGATTAGGCATTTATATTTTCCTTAAATTAAGCCGGGTCAACGCCGTTTTTGTCAAGCTTGACAGGGATGATTTCACCAGAAGCGCCGCCTGCAAGAGCGATACCAAGCATGTAATCACCGTTCGCGGAAGTGTTGCCAACGCCGGAAGCACCAGACGAGACAACAGCACCAGCAGCGACCGTGCCACCAAGCTTAACCTTCGAAACGCCACCGATTGCAATGCAGCAAGCCTGACCTGAAGTTGGCGTATCCTGAAGAACACCAAAGGCGTCTTCACCATCGCCACAAATAACAACGGTCTTGGCAGTCGTATTCGTCTTGACAAACAGATACTGCGAGCTAGAAAGATCAGCGCCCGCAATCATAGTCACGGTTTCAAGTTTTTCTTCATAAGCCATTAGACAAGCTCCTTGACCAGTTCAGGATTCATTTCATAAGCCTTGACAATGGCCTGTTCCTTCGTCATAGTCGGAGCCGACTTGCGAATCTCTTCAGCAACCTTTTCAAGCTTTTCTTCAGCGGAGCGAACTTCAGCCGACACCTTCGAAACACCAACGGTCTCAAAAGCCTTAGCATTGGTTTCTTCAGCAACCTTCATGATCGCTTCGACCTGCTTTGCCACGTCTTCTGGCATTGCCTTGATAGCCTTCAGTACCTTTGCATGATCAGCGGCAGTACCGGGAACATGAGCAAATTCAGTAGCGGCGCGCTTTTCAAGAAGGGCAAGTTCCGCAGCTTCTTCAGCCTTGGCAATACGCTCTTCAGCCTTGGCAATCGATTCAGCCTGAGATTTGAAAACAGCAAAGGTTGCATCACCAACAGCGGACTTCGAAATAGTCTGACCAGAGACTTCAATTGTCTCGTCATTCTTTTTCATTTCGGCTTCTTTCTTCTTCTTTTCGTCCATAGCCTTCATTTCGGCCATGTCCTTATAAGCCTTTTCAAGCTCGGTAGTCTTATCGGCAAGGGACTTTTCAATCTCTGCCAGCTTTTTCGTTACATCTTCGGACATTTTTTCTCCATCCGGGTTAATGCCGGATGAACCGGCTTGATAGAAACCTTCAAACATTTTTTGAAGCTCTTCTTCAATGTCGGGCAGTACATCGCGTACCGCCTCCATGAAGTCGTTTACAGACAATTGAATTTTGGATTGACGCTCTTGATTTGAATAATCAAGATTTGCGGCGATTGCAGAAACGCTATCGCTCAAGGCATTGAGAAGAGGGTAAAGGTCTTCGCGAGCTTCCCAAATTTTCTTTTGCTTCTTGTTATTTTCAAGAATTGCCTTGAAGTCTTTGACTTCAGGATTATCATAATAGTATTTTGTGATAAATTCAGCCGCTGGATCATCAGCGCGCTTCATGATGGTCATCTTAGCTGTGGGTTGCGCGGGACGATCAACACCAGAAATTTCAGTCAATTCAAAGTCTTTGAGGATTTTCTTTTTCATTCTACGTCCTCAAAGACAGGATTGATTCCACCAATTGAAAAGCCGGTATAAGCACCAGAAGCAAACTTTGCGAGTGTGGAAGGATTATCCGGCTTCATGGCAACAAGTGCGCCGGTTTGTTTGACTGTAATATCAAGGGATTTGGCAATGTCACTCGTCATTGGAAATGCAAAGACAAATTTGCCGACAGGATCACCAGAATGCATTTCCTTGGCAATTGCACCTTCTTGCATAAACTTAGCAAGAACCTTAGTCATTGTTTCTTCTGGAATGTGATGGCCTTGCAAATCAAAATGGTCTTCACCATCGATTTTACAAACCATAGCATATCCAAAGACAAGGCCAAGACTATCATCGACCTTTAGTATAGATGAATTAATTTCAACCTTGCTTATATCACATTTTTTCGTCATTGTCAATAGCCTGTTGTCACTTTTCTGCAACTTTGTTGAAATTAATTTTAAGGGTGTATATACCCCCATTTGATCCAGGGGCGTGGGGTTAGACCCTGTTCATGACATCTGTAACATCGATTGATGTTGCGATAGCAACGTGGGCGCGTGTCATCGGATGGACGCCCGTCATCCCGTATGAGTTGATGATCTGGTATGTTGACGTGTTATCGGGCGCAGGAGAGAACGGCGTTGCAACCGCCAACTGTGTTGCCGTGTTGTAGCCGATGCAGCGAGATTGTCCCGCCCCTGTCCCGCCCGATATATAGACTGCCTTTCCTTTGTGGGTATTCACAGTCCAAACCTTGGCGCTGTCGGTGAGAAGTGAGGTCGTTCCAGCGGTCGCAGTCCCACTATCGATGACCGTTGCTTCCGACAGGATGCGACCGCCGTCCACCGCCAGCGCACCGGCAGCATTGGTCTCCACAGGCGCGCAAATATCGATGATCGAAGCACCACCGGCAAAAGTGTAAGCAGCAACCTGCGCCTTTGCCTGCTCCACAAATCCTGTCGCCGTCGCATCGCGGAGCCATTGGTTTACCGATAGGCGGGCCGCTTCGGTGCTTGCATCTGGCGTCTGGTTGGCTGCAAGTTTGAAGCCATCCGAAGATGTAGGAGCCGGCAATATCGTCGGCACGATAAAATGCTGCCCTCGAAGCATAAACATAGAGGCTGCAGTGAGGAAATCAGCTTTGATCTGTGCGGCGGATCGCGATCCGATGCCAAGATCATTACGACCATAGGCCCAAATAACAGTCGTCGCAAAAGCCGATATCCGCCAACGGGTGTAGAAATTGCTACGGATGATAGCATTTTGCATTTGCTCGCCGGGGAAGCCCAAAAGCACGTGAGGAACATCTGAAAACGCGCGGAGCGCCCATCCGCCCACATACTGGCTGTAAGCGGCGTCGTCCGAGCCTGTGATGATGCTGTCGCCGCACAGCGCAACAGATCGGGCAATAGATCCGTCTTGAAGATGACCCAATACGACAGACGCGGAATACCCATTCAGAGATGAAGCAATATCGATATCGCTGCCATCATAAACCCTTTCCGCAGCAGAATTATCGCGGCGACCTTCACCGGTATCTGTCCCGTAGTCTGATGTTCCACCGCGAACCGATCCGCCCCGTGGCACAACATGGGCGTTGGTTCCGACCGTGACGCCTGTCCGCTCAAAGAAATAGGCGTCTGGCAACACGACACCGTGCATTTCTTCGGACAGAACGAAAGGCGATGCGCCGGGCGCGACGGTTTCGAGCGTAGCCAGTTGCGCAGCGCCGAAATATCCAGGCGTCCGTGGCTTGTTCTGGACAGTAGGTGTGCCTTCAAATTCAGCCGCAGTCTTGACCTTTATCGCATTGACGATAGCGCGTTCCGCGATGTTCGCCCCACTACCGGCTATCCCGGCGTTGACAAAACCGAAGCGCACTGCGGTAACAATTTTGCCAGTGAGATTTTTGTGGCGCTTGCGAACATTCACGAAATTGCCCGCTGTCGCGATGGCCTCATTCGCGGACGCCATGTTTTGGTCGCAACCGCTGATGATGGAGAGCTTAGACGTGTTTGAGATTTCGACCATTATGCGACCCTCACAAGAGCCACAACGGGCTCGGAATTAAGTTTGACGCGAGCGCCGTTTAGGGTGACAAAATCCCATTGATAGCCAGAGGGCGCTGGTCGGGATGCAAATGCCGACGCGCCCCCTCCCGCCAAAGGGGCGTCACCAACGAACTTAGAGAGGGACGTTCCCATCCCTAGACGTTTTGGTAGTGTTAACATTGGTGATTAGCCTTTTTACGAAACGTCAAGGAATGAGATAATAATCGTCGCCAAACATTTCCGCATCGATTCTTAGCTTCGTGCCGTTTGCGGCTGTAATTGTGACGCGAATTTCAAGATCATCGCCTACCGCCACAACAGAAATGACAGGTTTGTTTCCACTGTTGGGCACTACATATCCAGCGCCTTCTTGTTCTGTGACAGAAACAGGATCAACATTGTTAAGTATGGCGTAACGCTCTCTAGCACAATAAACACCCGTGCCCGCGACAATACCTGAAAGACTAAGGTCAATCATTCCAGCTGTGTAAGTGCTCGCCTTGGCCTTGACGGTCATGAACTTGATAACAGTTGCCCCGCCAGACCATGTTTTTGTAACCGAAAGTCTTTGCGGCTTTTTGGTTTCACCATCACGATAGTATCCAACGGTTGTTTCATACTCGCAATCTTCACTGACTGTCGGGCGATCAAAGCCGGAAACGACTTCAATCGCGTATTCAGATTTGCTGTCGTGGAACGTATCCGCTCCTGTCTTTCCACCAAATTTAAATCCAGTAAATTGGACGCCGTTTTGACCGACCTTGGCAACGTTACCCGTTCCCGGAGCAATGAAGTTCGAGGAAACTACATCACCGCCCGTAAATTGAATACCGCGTTTTGCCGTTCCAGTACCGCCAATGTCGATAGCATCCAAACCGGACCAATAGACGCGATGTGCGCCAAAAGTGAAGCCATATGAATATTGATTATCCAACGACATTTTAATGCCGTTGCCTTGTGCAGAAGTGCACCAGCCACCGACGATATTGACATTTCCGACGTGGCCGTTAGATGCAGCCGCGCCGTCATCATCAATCAGAATGCCATGGGATTTCATAGAGTCAAGGATCGGGCTATTGCCAAACACATTGACAACGTAGCTGCCAGAACCAGAAGGCGCAAGCTTCAGACCTTGATAAAAAAGCAAAGCGTGAAGATCGCCAAGCCTGATAGTATCAACGTGTTGACCAACGCCGGGGATAGCGGCAATCAGAGCGCCACCGGTCAAGCCCGCGTCAGTATCCGATGTTGCCGTGGTATACGCAAACGTTTCGGAGAAGTCGATATCGCCAACTTGATAGATGGCGATGGCGTCAACAGCACCTTTGCGTTGGCGCAACTTTGAACGGCCAAGCCTGATGTTGGAACAACTTGCTAACTTTCCAACCGATAGTGCCCGCTGTGTCAAGCTCCAGAATATATCTAGATCGATCTGAAATGCCTTTTCGAGGGTAACAGATTCGTTCGTGGTATCAGTCCCAACGCTGTCGTGAATCGCAAAATCAAGAAACCGTCCGCCCAAGGTCTCAAATAGCGCCCGACTTTCGTCTCCGATCTTGAGGAATTTATTGATACCGTCATTTCTGACGATGCGGGAGGTTTGCTTGCTCTCCCCTACAAAGCCGCCTGTTCCAAAAAACTTTAGATAATCATCTTCTTCGTAAAGCAAATCGGTTTTTGCCGGAAGACGTACAAGGCCACCCGCATAACTTCCACCAACGCTTACAGCCGCAGCCGCAGCAATGAGCGCGTCCGTGTCAGCAGTGGCGTTGCCGATGCCTACGCCGGTCGCATAATCCCTGATATCCGCGACAAGACCGTTGCCCAAGATTTCAGCAAGAGTCTTCGATTCGTCTGCGCCATTTGGAGTCGTTTGCGCCGAATTAATAGAAACCATAAATTTAAATCTCCACTAGCGCGACGACAGGTTCATCAGCAGGATTGATAGTGCCACCAGCAGCACGAACGGGACGATTCAAATCGTCAAAAACATATT